CATAGGACCTCCCCAATGAAATCGTGGCCGCCGGCGTGCCCTACTCGCTTGTTACAGCGGGCCGCCTGGAACCATTCGCCGTGGCGAACCAGCACTTCCTCGCCGCACTCCACTGGCCGCGATGTCACGCCAGCCATCAGTGTGTCGCGGTCCTGGCGCTTCAGATGGTCAGCCAGGGCGAGCGCGTCCTCATCGCGTAGGGAGCCGACAGCGCGCGCGATGGTGGCGCGCGCCTCGGTCACCTTCGGATCCGGGAGTGGCTGTGGGGGCGGGATTCCTCTCATGATTTTCGTTTCCTTTGACGTTCAACTTCGGTGATGGTCACGCCGTACTGGGCTTCCAGGTGGCGGCGCTTCCAGACGTAGACCTTGTCGCGCTTCGTGGCGATCGACTTGCAGTCCTCGACCACGAAGACATGCTTGCTGTTCGGCACGTGGCGCCAGTAGGTGAAGTCCGCGATGTAGGCGCCGATGCGCACCGGACCCTGAGTGGTCCAGGCCTCCAGGGCGAATTCCGGCTGGAGCGTGAGGCTGTGGATCTGGCCAAGCAGGACCTGGTTGCGCAGCTCCCTGTAGCGCTGCGCCTCCCACTTCGAGGCGAACGTGTGGCCGTCGACCACCTCCGGCTCATTGCCGTACTTGCGGCGCTTCGGCGGCGGGGCGGAACCCAGCTTGATGGTCATGGGGCCCATCGGGGCCAGCTTGATGCGGAAGGTATTGACCATCGTCTCAACCTTCGCGATCGCATCTTTCACGCCGGTTGCGAACGCATGATCTATAAGGGCGCTGTTGTCGATCGCGACAGGCTTGATGAACGCGGCCGCGGGATCCAGCTGCGCAGCCGCTTGCTCTCGCAAGTGCGGCGGCAGGTCATTGATTGATCCGTAGCGGCTCATGGCGTGACCTCGAACTCAAACAGCCACTCACAGCGCCGCTGGCTGTCGCTAAACCACGTGACCTGATATTGGGGACCCTGCGCATTGAAAAGCATCGCGATGACCGTGCCGCGCAGCCCGATGTCCTTGATCGTTACGCGCGTGCCAATGCCGTAACTGAATTCCACGGTCGCTTTCATCGATCCTCCCCGGGTTTTGACTCAATCACTTTCCACTGGTCTTTATCGAACAGGTGGCTGTTCCAGCCGAGGTACGCATAGCCTTCCCGGGCATAGGGCCAGTGATGCGCGAGCCCGCGCCAGCGCGTGCGGGATGGGCCGCCACGCTCGCCGAACTCCCCGGTCCAGTACTCCCAGAAGCAAACCTCCAGGCCATCAACGGTTTCGCACACCCTCGCTGCTGCCACCCAGCCCGCCTTGCGCGGTTCGCCGAGCTGTTGCCGTTGAGTCATGCCGCTATCACCGCGGCGCGCGCCAGCCGGGCCGCGTGATACATGCAGTCCCTCTTCACGGCCGCGATCGCCAGCCGTGTCGATTCCGCATCGGAGACCTCGAAGGCCACGCACTCCGCGCCGTACATGCCCTCGAAGCTCAGGTCGCCACCGCCGAGCGGCGAGCGCACGATGCGGTAGCGGCCGCACACCGAGGCCAGCACGTCGATTGAGACGCGCTTGAACGTAAGCTCCGCGCCGGAACGATCCGACACGAAGTATTCGAGCTTGCTGACACGCGCCGTCTGAGGCGCCTCGTACCTTGTCGTCATTGGATGGACTCCCCATCTATCCATGTGTCTGTACTGCGTTCCCAAGCCCGGTCCAGTTATGAGCTGGCCGGGCTTTTCCCCTATTAGGAGAACTAACTCTTGAGAAGAACTGCTACTCAACTCTCCTTACCGTTCGGACCTTCCCCTCTATGCCCTCTTGGTGGGCGGACCCAGCCTCCTAAGACGCTGAGTCCACCTTCACATGCCTCCCGGAGCCGCATGACCCGCCAGCCGTTCGACACAAGGGCGCTAGCTTCGCCACCCTTCTCCGCTGTTTCAGTGTCTGACCCCCAGTAGCGGACTCTTCCGACGGGGCTGGTGTTACGTTAGCCCGCCCCCCGTCGTGCATTGATCTGCGTGTTAAAAGGCCGTGCGTAGAACCTCCACCACTGCGTGAATGCCTTCTGACTGGTGCATGTCGTTGAAGTCGGTGCCGATCGTCGGTGGCATCGACCATTTGAGTCCGGTGGCGATCGCCGCTGCCTCGCCGGCCTTAACGCCGGTCAGCTTATTTGGGTGATCGTTGTCGGCCGCCACGAAGGCGCCAGGGAAATGCTTGGCGACCCGTTCGAGGTTCGCTGCGCTGAAGCACACAATCACTGTCGGGCGCCCTCTCAGGCGCTGCAGGGCTTCAATGAGCGTCAAGCCAGTGGCGTATCCCTCGCACAGCACGCTGCGGTCCGCTGCCTTCTCCGTGGCGCCCATGCGGAAGACGGCGCCAGCCGTGCGGCCGCCTCTCAGGAACAACTTCTCGCCGGCCTCTGAGATCGTCTGCACCGACAGCACGCGCGAATAGTCCGCCACGTCGCGCATCGGAACGATCAGGTTCGTGCCGCTCACCAGCGCTCTGAGGTCCGGGAACCCCTTCTTGACCAGATAGGCATGACTTGAGAGCTTCGAGCCGGCAATCAGCTGACTGGCCGCGCGGGCAACCTTCTCTTGATCCCGTCGCGTCGCTTGGGCAGCGCGACGCATTTGCTCGCGCGCTTCGCGAAGGACGCGAGCTGCCTCGGCAGGGTCTACGTGCCGATCGCTGGTCCACACGTTTGCCTCGCCCTGGCCGCTGGAGAAGTCCCCCCACACCGCAACGTCCGGCGTGAAGAGCTTCGCCCAGCCGGCCTTGTTCCCCTGGCCCTTGCCAGCGCCGGGGAATCGCACGAAGCGCCCGATTGGGAAATGCCGCGGCGGCGTCATGCCGAACGTGGCCAGAGTCTCCGCCAGTGTCACGAAGCGCGAGCCTCCGCCGCGAGCCGCGCCTTCTTCTCATTCCCCTTGCGAAACCGCAGGTTGAGCGACTTGATCTTGCTCAGCGTCCCGTGACTGATGGGCGCATTTTCGGTTGCGCTGAAACTCCAGTCGCGAGTCGGCCAGTCCCCGGTGATGTCTTTGAAGATCGCCCGGGCTCGGTTGCTCTGATTGTCCGGGTTGCCGTGGCCGCGCACGTATGCGCACAGCTGCTGCCATAGATTGACCTGGTCGGATGCGATGACGTTCTTGCCGATGCGTATTTCCCGCATTTCGCCGGCCTTGGAGTCCTCGAAGACCATGGTGGGCTTTTCATAGCCACAGGCCATGCAGCGGCGCAGGAACGGCTTGTGGCCGCACGTCGGGCACCCGGCCGGCTCGAATTCCTCATCATCCTTGCGGACCTTGCCGTCCAGCTGCTCAGCCATGTCGAGGCTATGGAAGCCATTGAAGTACACGTCGATGAAGTCTTTGTAGAACCGCTGGATGTTGCCGCTGTGGTCTAGCAGCAGGCACTCGGTCTTGCCGGTGTCGGGCGATGACCGCAGGCCACGGCCCCACATCTGGATCGCGGTGGACAGCGACTTGCGCAGCGGCCGCGCATCAATGACGCACCCGATGTCCGGCACGTCGAAGCCCTTCGCTAAGGCCTCCACGCTGACCAGCACGCGCATCTTTGGATTCGGCTTGCTGTACTCCGCCAGCAGATACTCCCGCTCGGCGGGCTTGGTCTCTGACGTGAACACATCAGCCGGGATGCCCGCCTCATTGAAGCGCTGCGCGAGCTGGTGGCAGTAGGCGATGTCCGGACCGAAGGCGATCGTCTTGCGGATGTCGGCAGCGTAGTTGCTCCATTCGGAGACCACATCCCCGAGGATCATCGCCTCACGCTGCGATGCGGCCTTCTCGGTCCACTCCCCGACGCTATTGGTCTGCGCGCCGGCCATGTCGGGCTTCGTGCACGACATGATCCGCATTGGGACCAGCACGCCCGCCAGGGTCAGTTCATTCATGGTCGCTGCATTGACCATGTTCGAGAAGCTATGCCCAAGGCCCTTCGAGCACGGCGTGGCGGTCAGCCCGATGACGGCCGCCTTGGTGGTCTTCAGATGCTCCACCCAGGTGCTGTACTGCGTGTGAGCCTCATCGATGATGATGACATCGGCATCGGGCCAGAAGCCGCGGGCGCCGATGGTCTGGATGCTGGCGATCTGGAACGGCTGCGACTTGTCGCGCCGCCAGTGATTCGCCTGGACGATGCCGTGTGCCGTGAGCCCGTACTCATCGGCACGCTTGCTAGTTTGGTCGATCAGCGCAGTGCGGTCACAGACGAACAGCGCACGGCGCCCCTTAATCAATGCCTCATGCGACGCCCGCAGGCCCAGGTATGTCTTGCCTGAGCCCGTGGGCGCCACCAGCAGCTGCTTGCGGTGCTTGTTGCGTACGCCGTCACGCAGCTTCTCGTGCGCGGTGACCTGGAAGTCACGCGGCGACGGGAAGCTGGTGCTGGAGTAGTTGGCACTGGTGGCCGGCAGAAACAGATGCTGGCTTTCCATGGGTTAAGCCGCCTTGTCGAGTTTGCGTTTGAGACCGTCGTTCTCGCGGCGCAGCTGCTTGACCAGCCGGATGGCCTCGAGACGTTCATTCTGGAAACCATCGCGGGATAGTTTCAGCTGCGCGATCTGAGCCGCTTGCCGCTTCAGCTCTTCGTGGGCCGCCTTCAACTTGTCGTCGGCGCCCATGATCCGATCGATCGATGCGGCGTATTCCTTCTCCAGTCCCGCGAGGTACGCATCCTCGTCGTGCTCAGGCACCCATCCCTCGTTGAGATTCGGAGCCTCCGGCGCTGGCGTAGGCTCCTTCGCGGCCGCCAGCTGCTGACCCTTGGGGCGGTCGAGTACTGCGGCGGCTTTCGATACCGACAGCTCGCCGGCGTCGACGGCGTCCTGAAGCTGCTTGCTGCCTTTTTCCTGCACCTGCGCCGCCCGCTGCACTGAGCGGCGGCCGACATTCATGGTGGTGGCGGCATCGGACTGAGACAGAGCACCTGCGCCAATTGGCGCACCTGCCTTGCGGTCTTCAGCCTCAATCTGCGTGAGGCGAGCGGCCACCATGGCGCGCTGGCTCTCATTCAAGTGCCGACGATGCATGTTGAGCGACAGCACGAATTTCAGCGGCTCTTTGCCGTGGTAGGTCTTCGTCTGCGGCTTCACCTTCGCGCGCTGGCACGCGAGGTAGCGGTTGCGACCGTCGAGGATCTTCCCCTCATACAGCCAGATTTTTTCCTTCTGCCCGTTCATCTTGATGTCGAGCACCAAGTCATCGAAGGCCTGTCCTTCGATCAGCGGGAATATCTCCGAATAGCGATGAAACTTCATGGCGCTCCGGCGCCCTGCGTGTCTGCGGTCATAGGATTGTTTCCCCAGGAAATGCACTCGGCGCAGTACTGCGGCTGCGTCGGGTGCGGTTTGAAATGTGAGCCGCACCCTGCGCAGTGCGGACCGATGCAGCGGCAACGCGAGATGCGCGGCGGCAATTCGATTGATGGGTCGCGGTCTTTCATCGCGTTAGTACCGAGAGTGTTTCTGTGAGTTGGTTACGCAGTTCCGCCACCGTGCGTTCTGCGTCATCGAGCCTGCGGCGGAGTTCCGCCTTGATGGGATCCACCTCTATATAGACGGGAGCCGAATAGCCCAGGTCGATGGCCTCCCATTCAAATGCGCTGTGAATTCCGCGCTCTGCGGCGAGCTTCTTGAGCTGGTGGCTGCGCTCAACACCGATGCAGTGCTCGCGATTCGGATTGAGGCAATCGGAGAGGTAGCGTGTGGCGCTGCCGATATCCTTGTGCGGCCAGAGTTTGTTCGCGACAAACTTGCGGCCGAGCCGATCTATAAGGGCCGTGTGCACTTCCAAGATGCTCTCGGGAGTGGCGCCATTGAGTGATCGCAGAGCGACGGTCACGTCGCGCACCGGATATCAATATGTGCTGCGACTAGATGCGACTTTCTCGCAAGCACACATGGTTGCGAAATGTTCAAATCCTCAACCATGAGCCTCGCATCCCCCTTGCTACGAATTGTTTTCAGCGCCGGAAAGCTGCGCGACAGGTTTTGTGTTTCAGCTGAAATGGCAATCGTTGTCACTTTTGTGACGTGCGCACGGTCCGCACTGCTCTGCTGTGGCGCAGCATCCGCACTCACTGCGCCACGGATGGATATAAGAAATTGCAGGAGCGAAGACTCAGCCCCTACGGCCGCAGGTGGGATGACCTGCCCGTTCACGCCAGCCCCCACGATTCAGGCCGCCCGCCGGCGCTGCTTGCCGAAAACATCGGGACGCAGCTGTTCGCGGGTAACTCTGCCTTTAGTGCAGTGTTCGATCGCTGGCCACCACTTCGCTTCGAGAAGTGTCTGGGCGGACAGCCAATACGAGATAGTGCTTTGCCCGAACGCCGGGCGCTTCATGAACGCCGCGATGCCTTCAGACAGCGCGACTTGGCTCCCGCCACCGTGTTCGACAGCGTCCCGGAGTGCGCGAACGTGGGCCGGTTCACCAGAGTGGTCCGGCTCCCGGGTGGGTGCGATGTTCTTGAGTTTAGTCTTCATAGGCTGCGAGACTATCAGCATACTCATGCGCAGTGCAATGAGTATGCTGAAGTGAACGCAAACGTGACAGCCTATGAGTCGACTGATACGGTGAGCCGCTTGGGTTTACCGGCAGTTATTGAGATGGCGACTGAGAAACGACAGAAGGAGCCCTTCCCTGTCGGACCTGATGGCAAGACTGCCAATCAGCGGCTGCGGGACGTGCTCGCCTCACATGCCACAATCCGGACTCAGGCGGTACTACTAGAAGAGTGCCGACGGATCGCCCAAGGCGTGCCAGGGGTCGCTCCCGGGCAGACCTCTATCACCAACTACATCAACGATAGGGATAACCTGCAAAAAGGCTCCTATGCGGGGATAATCGCGGACGCGCTGGGCATCCGCACGGTGTGGCTGCAATACGGCATCGGGCTGCCCACCACTGTGCGCGCCGGCGGCTCAGTCCTAGACCAGCTGCTAGCCGAGCTGCAGCAGCGCACGCACAAGTAACCTACCAGCCCGACTCGGACCGACGAAAAGCCCTGCGCCCCTAACGGAGCGTGGGGCTTTTTGCTATTTCCCCTGAGTAAATCCCTGACTTCCTAGCGGACCACACGGAATATATGTTTTCTTGAATCAGCATACTCATTGACACCCTTCAATGAGTGTGCAAGGAGGCCACCATGCAACGCAGTCAGACACAGATACCCACACGCACGGCGCCCGCCGCTGCCGAATCGCTCCCCAGCTGGCGTCTAGACCAGCTGGCCGACAAACACGCTTTCGAGCCTATCGAGCCGGAGCCCGAAGACATCGCCGCCGATGACGCCGGGGTCAGTCGCTTCGGGGAGCTGTAGCCATGTCGCCAGCCATCAAAGAAATGCTCGACCGCGTGCGCCGCGGCGATGTCCCGACTACCGATGAATTCGCGCAGGAGTTCGCGGAGATTCAGGAAGAGATCAAGTCCGGCGCGCCCACCGCTCCGACTGTGCAGGTTGTCCAGCTGGACGCGGCCACCGAGCGCGCGTTCCTGACCCTCGTGCTCAAGCGCCTTGAGCAAACCGAAATGCCGAAGCTGATCGCGGCCATCGAAACGATGCGCCGGCAGATGGGCATGGAGTCAATCCTGTTTAAGCGCATGGGGGACTACCTGTGATTGCTCACTACATCCATACGGCCACGTGGACTACGGCCGTGCGTGACGTGTTTTTGTTCGGGTGCGCGGTGTGCGCGCTGATAGTCGGCTGCGATGCCTTCAATGTCTGGCGCGCCAAGGCGAGGGGGTAACTATGTTTCTTTGGACAAAAACTGAGGTCGCCGTACTCGGAGCGATCTTTATCGCCGTCGCGACCGCATGGGGATGGGCCGTCTGGGTCGGCGCTCCGATGCTGTGGCATCACATCCACACAGGAGCGCTCTGACATGCCAGCCATTCTTAGCGGCCGATTCCATGACCGGCGCAACGCTGAGCAGCTGCGCCGGCATGACAACCTTGAAGAGAAGCGCTTCGCGGTCCGCGTTGGCCGCAATCCGAAGGAGCGCGCACGAGTGGCGCCGCTGGAGATCACCCGGATTCAGGTAACGGGCTCCGACATCGAGCGCGCACGTCTGGCACCCGTCCGCGCCGAAGCATGGCGCGACCGGCTGCGCCAGTACCGCGAGCGCTTCAAGTTGCCCGACTGCCTGCGGCTCCAGGCCTAACTAATTTTCACATCATCGAAAGGGAAGTCCATGAACGCACAAGCACACGAAGTCGCAACCCTCACGCGCATGGAGCCGCCGCAGCTGACTCCATTGCAACAGATCCAAATGGAGATCCTGCGCGAGCCCAACCCGGAGCTGTTCAAGGCCCGTATGGAGATCTGGCGCGAGTTCAAGGCCATGCAGGCCGAGAGCGCCTATGTCACCGCATTCGCCGAGTTCAAAAAGAACGCGCCGGCCGTGGTCAAGGATCTGCATAACGACCAGTTCGGATCCGACTATGCATCGCTGGGCAATCTGGTGAACACCACCAATGCTGCGCTTGGCCAGTTTGGGCTGAATGCTCGTTGGAGCGTGGACCAGACGGACCCCTCGTGGATCAAGATGACATGCATCCTGTCCCACATCGAGGGACATAAAGAGTCGGTCACCATTGCCGGGCCGCCGGATACCACGGGCAAGAAAAACGACCTTCAGATGATTAAGTCGACGCTGACTTATCTGGAGGGCGCGACCTTCCAGGCCATCACCGGCGTCGTGGCCCGCGAGTATAGCCAGGACGATGACGCCAACGGCGCAGGGCGCGCGACTGCCACCGGCGCTGCTGGTGCGCCGGCCGGGACTGCGACCCCTGTCCGCCGCGGCCCGCAGCCGCCGGAAGGATACGAGCCGTGGGCCGAGGCCCTGAAGGTCAAGGCCGAAGAGGGCAAGGAGCCGTTGCTCAAGGCGTGGAAGGAATCTCCCATGGAGAAGCGCACGTTCATGGCCAACCACGAAGGCGCCCGCTGGGCCACGCTCAAGCGGCAGGCCGACAAGGTTACGGCCGCCGCTACGGCCACCACGGGAACGCCGCAGAAATGAAGCGCCGCCCAACAATCGCGAGTCTCAAGGCGGCGCTCGAAATGCGCGTCGACGGCGTGCTGTTCTGGACGGTGCCCCCGAAGGGGCACCCGGACCTTCGCGGGCAGATTGCCGGGACGCCGACCCCGAACCATTGCGGCAAGGTCTACTGGATCATCCAGTTTGCCGGCCGCAAGTATCGGCGATCGCAGTTGATCTATGTCATGACCCGCCGCCGCTGGGCGCGTGGCCACGTGGATCACCGCGACGGCAATTCGCAGAACGATGCGCCGCTCAACCTGCGCGATGCAACGCCAACGCAGAACGCCTGGAACCATAAGACGCGAAAGCGCAGCAAGCGCGCTGACCTGCCTATGGGAGTTCACCCTGCACGCACCGCCGGACGGTACGAGGCGCGCATCGCCGTGAACAAAAAGAAAATCTACCTGGGCACCTACCCGACACCGGCCGCGGCCGCGTCGGCATATCAGGCGGCCCGGGTTACACACTTTGGGGAATACGCATGAAGTTCAAAATCATTGATTGCGAGCAGCGCAGCGACGAGTGGCGCATTGCCCGCATGGGACGCCTGACCGGCTCCCGCGCCGTAGACATGATGGCCCGCGTCAAGAGCGGCGGCTACTCCACGGCGCGGCGCAATGTCATACAAGCAATGGCATTGGAGCAAGTCACCGGCAGGCCGGAAGAGCAAGGCCCGCAGACCTATGACATGCGCCGCGGCTCAGAGAAGGAGCCCGAAATTATCTGCGCATATGAGGCGCTGACCGGCGAGATCGTGCAGAAGACCGGGTTCCTGGCCTGCGAGTCGATCATGGCCGGGTGCTCGCTGGACGGCCACGTCAATAACTTCGAGGGCATCCAGGAGCTGAAGGCGCCGAAGCAGGCAACG